CGGCGAGGGCACGACGCTGCGTACCGAAGAATTCAAACAGCTTCTTGCCTATCGGCAGGCAATGCGCGACTGGCCCAATGATCCGGAATTTCCGGATGCCCAGGCTCGCCCTGTAGAGCCCGACTGGCTTGAAGGCTTGCTGCGGTCGAACGGCTGAACCGTTGACCCGATCAATGAGGAATCAAAGTGGATTATCCGAAAAGCGTTCCCGGCTCAGGCCTGGAGAATGGCAAGTTCGTCGATGAAGACCCGATTGCCGGAAAACCGGGATCGTTGATCCCGGCCAGTTGGGGCAACAGTGTGACCCAGGAAATTCTCAACGCGATCACGGCCGCCGGCCTGACGCCGGATGAGGAGCAGACCGATCAACTGGCCCAGGCCATCCGGCAACTGGCGAAACCGGATCCGTTGCAGCAGTTTCCTGTGCAGGTGTATCGCAAGAATCTGTTGATCAATGGCGGATTCAATATCTGGCAACGCGGCACGACCAATCAGGCGCCGAACATCGGTGGGTATGTGGCGGATCGCTTCCGGTGCGACTGGAACGGCAACGCTGGTGTCAGCATTTCGCGCCAGGAATTTGCCCTCGGTCAAACGGAAGTCGTGGGTGAACCCGCTTATTTCCTGCGCTGGCAGCAGGCCACCGCAGGCACGGGAGCAACGGTGCATAAAGTCGCCCAGAGCATTGAATCGGTCAGGACCCTGGCCGGACGAATGGCGACAGTCAGCTTCTGGGCGCGATCCGATGCGACGCGTCCTTTGCGTGTCACGATTGCCCAGCAATTCGGGGCGGGCGGTTCGGAGGGTGTCGTGAAGGTTGTCGACGTCTTTCAACTGAGTACGTCGTGGAAGAAATACAGCGCAACGTTTCAGGTGCCAACCATCGCCGGGAAAATGCTAGGCGTGAATGACTGCCTGACCTTGTCGTTCGATCTGCCGCTCAACGTGTTGCAGACCGTCGATCTGGCACAGATGCAATTGGAGGAGGGGCCGGTTGCGACAGCGTTTGAATACCGTCCGGCGGCGGAAGAGCTGAGCCTTTGCCAGCGTTATTTTGAGAAGTCTTTTGCTAACCGTCTGCAGATCCGTTCGAACAATGGTGCCGCAACCTGCATTGGTAACTTCACCCAGGCTGCGGTAGCCAATACCGGTCAGTACGGTATGAGCATCGATATGCAGGTGCTCAAGCGCGTACAACCTACCATCGTGCTGTATTGCCCGGGAGATGCGAGCAATCAAGTCTGGCATCAGGGCCTGATGAAGGCGTGTACGGGAACCGTTTTGCAAAGCGTGACCGAGAGAAGCTTTGCCATTGCCACTGTGACTCCTGTCGGCAGTGTTCCCGGGCAGATTTTGCAGATCGAATGGACCGCGGACGCGGAAATCTAGGAGGTAAGTCCATGAGCTATCAGCTCACATCGTCTGGCGTTCTGCGCCTGGGTGATTCAGCGTTCATTCCACAGGATCCGACCAACCGTGACTGGCTCGAGTACCAGGAGTGGCTGGTTTCCGGGGGACAGGTACTGCCTCTGGATCTGCCGCTCGAGAGTGCGACGGCCAGCCAGGGCATGCTGGGGTTGTTCAAGCGAATGATCCAGGTTTCCCCGGACAGCACGCTGAAAACTGAGGTAAACAATGGCTGATCAGCTTTGGTCGCCAACCGTGATTCAATCGGCGCATCCAGGGAGGACCGAGCATTATGCAAATCACTGAAGACAACCTACTCAACATCATGCCCAACGCCCGCCGCCAAGCGGGCGTTTTTGTTTCACCGCTCAACGATGCGATGGCGCGCCATCGCATCGACACGCCCAAGCGTATTGCCGCGTTTCTCGCCCAGATCGGACACGAATCGGGGCAATTGCAGTACGTGCGTGAACTGGGCAACAACCAATACCTGAGCAAATACGACACCGGTACGCTGGCGTTGCGTCTGGGCAACACGCCCGAGGCCGATGGCGACGGGCAGAAATATCGCGGGCGCGGACTGATCCAGATCACCGGCCGCACCAACTATCGCCAGTGCAGCCTCGGGCTGTTTGGTGACGAGCGCTTGCTGGCGCTGCCGGAACTGCTGGAACAACCGCAATGGGCGGCCGAGTCTGCCGCATGGTTCTGGGCGCAGAACGGCCTGAACGAGCTGGCGGATCAGGATCAGTTCAACAGCATCACCCGGCGGATCAACGGCGGGTTGAACGGCTTGCAGGATCGACTGGAGCTTTGGGGGCGGGCGAGGGCGGTGTTATGCCAGCCTTCGGTCTGAGCGTCTGGCGGCTGATTGGCCTGGTGCTGTTGGCCGCAGGGTCGGCGGCGCTGGCCTGGCAGTTTCAGGACTGGCGCTACGGCCGCCAACTGGCCGAACAGGCCCGGCTGCAGGCCGAGACCCTCAATCAACTGACTTCGGCCGCTGCCACCGCGCAACAGGCCGAACAGGACAAGCGTCTGGCCCTGGAGCAACGGCTCACGGCCAGTGAACAAACCCATTACCGAGCTCTGAACGATGCCCAACGTGATCAGGATCGCCTGCGCGATCGTCTTGCCACTGCTGATCTGCGCCTGTCAGTCCTCATCGACGCAGGCGACGCTGCCCAAGGCTGTGGTGTGCCAGCCGCCTCCGGCACCGGCGGCGTGGATCATGCAGCCATACGCGCCCGACTTGACCCGGCGCATGCTCGACGAATTGTCGCCATCACCGGCGAAGGCGACCGCGGACTGATCGCCTTGCAGGCTTGTCAGGCCTATATCAGAGCGCTGGCGCCTGCACATTTTGAATAAGCTTGTGTATTGAAAGCGCAACCGGCTCGTGTACGGTGGTACCCATTCCATCCGATCCGGAGCGCGCCGTGAAAGAAATCACTCAACTGGCGGCCGAACTTGGCCGACGTCTGCAATTGCTCAATGCCCACGTCACGACGGCCGAGTCCTGTACCGGTGGCGGGATTGCCGAAGCCATCACCCGCATTCCTGGGAGTTCGGCGTGGTTCGAGGCGGGTTACGTGACCTACTCCAACCGCCAGAAAACCCAGCAACTGAATGTACCGACGGAGCTGTTCGGCACCGTGGGTGCAGTCAGTCGCGAGGTGGTCGAGGCCATGGTGCGCGGCGCCCAGGAAAAAAGCCTGGCGCGGTTTGCCGTGGCGGTCAGCGGTGTGGCCGGGCCGGACGGTGGTTCGCCGAACAAACCGGTGGGTACCGTCTGGCTGGCGTGGGGCGTGGGCGACCAGGTTTCCAGCGAGGTCCAGCACTTCCCCGGCAACCGCGACGACGTCCGCCGACAAACGGTGAAGGCCGCGCTAGAGGGCTTGCTGCGACTAGCGGCACGAGAAATCGAAAATCAGGGGTAGGCGATCCGTGAACGCTGTGGAATAATACTGGCTACTTATACAGGTGTTGGCCGTCAGGCCTTATTGATTACGTGAGGACTTTAATGGACGACAACAAGAAGAAAGCCTTGGCTGCGGCCCTGGGTCAGATCGAACGTCAATTCGGCAAGGGTG